TATGAGCGTCGCGCCAGGACTGAGATCCGGAAAGCCAATATGACCAGCGATCCATCAGCCAAAAGGGTCCATCTCGCTCTGGCGGCCAACTATCTCAAGCACGTTCGCTCAATGGAGGCGGATGCTGAACAGCGCGGCGATCTTGAGATGGCTTAGGCGTCGGTCTGCCACATCGTCGTAACACAACCCTGCTCTAGCGGTTGACGGCGGCATACCCCTGCTCGCCTCCCTCCCACACTAGCCCCGCGCGCTCGTTCGCTGCGGGGCTTTTTTGTGGGCGCGATCGGCGGAAATCCGCTTGCTCATAAAAAATGCGGTGGCGCATAAATTGGTCATTGACGATATGCGTATGCGCATGTAGATATCACTCCATCAGCCCGGCCCGCTCCCCAGCAGACCCGGCACCAGATGGAGTTCCGGCCAATGCGCCACGAAATCATCACCGCCAACGAAGCCTGCAGCGCGGGAATGCGCGCCCAGCTTCTGATCAACGGCCATATCGCGCAGATTGACGCGGCTCTGCGGATGCTCAAGGCGGCCAAGGATCGCCTGCTTCCGTCGATTTACGCCATGCACAGGGAGCCGCTGACGCGGATGCGCCGTCAGTTGGCGCGTGATCTGGACAGCATCATGGCGGCGCCGCTGAGCGCTGACATCGTCGCCCGCCGCTGGAACAGCAATGCCTACGGGCCGAACGTTCTGAACGCCTGCGAGGCTGTGGATTACTCGGTCTCTCGGGCGGCTGAAACCACGGCCTATCGCGACATGATTGCCGCGCGCCGGGCTGCGGAGGTGCGGGTATGACCGACCACCGCGGAAACGCCATCCGCCAGTGCCGCGACCTTGAGCAGCGGTGTATCAGGATCGGCCACGAAATCGGCCAGCGCTGGGCGCACGACTGGGCAAACGACCTGCTCGATAAGCGCCTGCCTGGCACCTTCTATGACCACTGGATCGCCGAACTGACGGGCTTTGTGCAGCGCCGTGAGGCTTTGGCGTTGGGAGTTGCAGCATGACACATCTTACCAAGGCCGAGCGCAAAACGCTCAACGACGCGATGGAGATCATCAACAAGCGCACGGCCCACCGTTCGTCCGCGATGATCTACTTCTCGCACTATTCCGCCGAGCGCGCGCCGTCTCACGATCTGACTTTCTGGACACCTGCCGGCAAGCAGCACAGCATGATCAGTGGTGACACGTTCGCCGACAAGATCGAGACGTATATCCAGGCATGCAGCCGAGAGGTCTACAACGAGGCCATCGCCAAGGAAGAGCGTGCCAAGAAGCTTCGCGCTGAACTGGCTGAGCTGACGGGAGAGGCGGCATGAGCCAGCCTGAAAACCCGAGCGCGTTCCCTGCCTGCAATGAGGCCAACGTCAATGGAACGATGGGCATGACCCTGCGCGACTGGTTCGCGGGGCAGGCTATCGGCGCAGTCATTCGCCAGTGCGCTGGCGACGCGGCTTTTGGATACCCTGAGGGCATCGAGAGCATGGAGCAGCTTTTTGCTGGAAAGGCTTTCGCCATTGCCGACGCCATGCTGGCCGAGCGGGCGAAAGGCGGTGCGCTGTGAGCAACGCAACGCATACGCCGGGGCCTTTTGTGGCCAGCCAATCCGAAAACCAGCGCAAAAACGGGCAGTGGGGTATTGGCCTCCATCGTGAAGATAACGGCTATGCAAATGGCTGCGATCACACCGACGCCAAGCGACCCTATATGCTTCTCAGCGGGTTTTGCAGCGAGGCTGACGCTTATCGGTTTGCCGCTGCGCCGGAACTGCTGGAGGCGCTGATTGCCGTCCGTCAACGCGGGCTTCCCGATCGCTATACCAGCGATGTTGAACTTGCTGAGCAGATCGATGCCGCAATCGCCAAGGCGAAAGGCGGTGCAGCATGATCCAGGGAGCGAACTGGCAGGCAGATTGCCCGAAGTGCGTCGCCAGCAAATTCACCTGTGATGAGCATTATCGGCCGGAAATCGAGTGCCCGCAATGCGACGGCAATGGGCGCATCCGCAGTGAGGTTCATCCTGCGGTCCAATGCGAAGCCTGCAAAGGCATCGGCTGGCGCCCGATGACGGACGACGAACTCGCCGACGCTGCCGAAGCGCAGCACGAAGCCATGTGCGAGGGTGAACCGCCGGTCAGCATGGATGAAATGCACCAGCGCGCCCACCGCGAGAAGATGGAGAGCCGGGCATGATCCGCAAAATCCGCGCCGCCCTGACCAACCGCGACGCCCGCATCGGCCTCCACCCTCCCTATGCCGAGCTGATCGGGGCGGGGGCTGTGGTGTTCATGATGGGGGTGTTGGTGGGGTCGCACCTGTGAGCTACCACGAAGCCATCAGCAAAGAGGTCGAGGAATGGCCCGGTGCCGCTGTTTCGTTCGAGAAGGGCAGCAAGCATCCGCGCGCGGTCCTCAGCTTCGGCGATAGCAGTCGGTTCGTCGTCTTCCCGGATACGCCGGGCGACACTGATCGCGGCATCCTCAATTGCCTGACTGATGTCCGCCGCGAACTGCGGGGGCTGGGGGCGGAGCGCGCAGAGCGTCAGAAGGCCACCGGCCCGAAGCGTGAGCGCAATCCTGGCGCCGATCAGCGCGAGTTGCCGGAAGGTGAGCGCGGGCCAGTTATGGGTGATCCGTGGGCGCCGTTGCGCAAGCAGCCGGTGGGCAAGGTCATCCACGACCACATGGAGCAGGGCAGCATGGAATGGCTGCAAGCCCGGTGTGGGCTGATCACCGCCAGCGAAATGAAGCTGATCATCAACGCGCCGCCCAAGGAGGAAACGCGGGTCAAGAAGAACGGCGAACCCTACAAGCAGCGCGAATGGAATGTTGTCGCTGATGACGAGGCCTGCCGGAAGCATATCTACGAACTGGCGGCCCAGCGGATCACCAATTTCGTGGAACCGCTGTTCCAGACGTTCGACATGATCCGCGGTCAGAACGACGAAGCGGAGGCGCGGGCGCGCTATGCTGAGCAGTTTGGCCCTGTCCAGGAAGTCGGGTTCATCACCAACGACAAATGGGGCTTCACGCTGGGCTATTCGCCTGACGGCATCCCTGTCGGCACGCGCGGCGCGATCGAGTGCAAGAGCCGGAAGCAGAAGTATCAGGTGCAGACGGTGGTGGAGCATGCCCTGACCGGCGCGATCCCGTCTGAGTTCATCATGCAGCACCAGACTGGGCTGATGGTCGGCGAACTCGACTGGATCGACTTCATCAGCTTCTCCGACAAGCTGCCGATGGCCGTAATCCGGGTCTACCCCGACGACATCATTCAGGCGGCGATCGAAGAGGCCGCCGCCGCCGCAGAGGCGAAAATCGCCAAGATCATCGAAATCTATCAGGAGCAGACCCAATGACCATCAGGTTCATTCCCGTCCACGAAATCACCGAGCCGCGCACCATTGCCATTGGCCTGTCTGGCGGCAGCGGCACCGGCAAGACCTTCACCGCCCTGCGCGTGGCGCGCGGCATCGCCGAAAGCATGACAGGTAAGAAGGGCGCCCCGATCGGCTATGTCGACACCGAGAACAAGCGCGCGCTTCACTACAAGGAAGCGTTCCCGGAAATGATGCACTTCGACCTCACCGCCATCAACGATGGCGGCGAGCTGGTCGGATTCGGCGTTGACCGCTGGATCGAAGTCATCGACGCGGCCGAGGCGGCAAAGCTGCCGGTGGTCATTCTGGACAGCTTCTCCCATGCCTGGGAAGGCATCGGCGGCGTTCTGGATGAACAGGCGCTGGCGCTGGACCGACTTGTCGAGCAGGCGCAGAAGCGGGCCAATGGCCGCTACGAGATCGACCCGTCGAAGTTCGGACAACTGGCCTGGGCCGAGGTGAAGCCGAAGTATCGCCGGCTGATCGACCGCATCGTTCGCGCCAAGACCAACATCATCATCTGCACCCGCGCCAAGCCGGTCATGCAGAAGGGGTTCGGCGACAAGGCGGAGAACGCACGCGCCACCAAGACCCGGCGCAAGGATGTGCCGTGGGATCCGGCGAGCGACGGCGACCTGATGTTCGAAATGACCGCGATGATCATTCTCGATCCCGTCGCGCCCGGCTGCCCGGTCCACCAGATCAAGGTGTCCGACCAGTTCAAGAACCTGTTCGACCCGCGCCGCCCGATGGGCGAAATGACCGGCGCCGCGATGGCTGAATGGGCCAAGGGCGAGGGCGAGGCGCAGCGCCAGAAGGAAATGATGGACTTCGCCCGCGAGAAGGCGCGCGCCGGATCGGCGGCCTTCAAGACCTGGTGGGCGACGGACGAGGGTAAGGCGGCCCGGCCGATGCTGCGCCCGATCATGGACGAGATCCAGCAGATCGCGGCGGATGCCGACAAGGCGGCGGCTCAGTCCGATGACGACCCGTTCGCCAATGAAGGACCGTCGGACGAGCAGCGCGGCGAGGGCTTCAATGGCATCGACGAGGACGAGATCGCCAAGCGCGTCCGTGACGAAACCAATGCGATGGCGGCGGCAGCGTAATGCCCTCCCGCTACGACCTCCCCACGCGCAAGGGCCGCTATTCCAAGACCTGGGACCGCCGCACCAACCTTCTGCGGATGCTGCGCGAAGGTCGGGCGATCCACGGAGAAACCCTGCGCAACGCGGTCATGCCCGACCGGAGCATGGCCAGCTTTTACCTGCTGATCCGCTGCATGAGGGCGGACGGATATCTGATCGAAGCGGTCGGGTCGGCCCACTGGTCGAAGGGCTACCGGCTGATTTCTGAACCGGCATTCGCAGCCTAGAGGAGAACAAGCATGTTCATGTTCGTCTGGAAGAAAGAATACGATGCGGTCACCCGTGAAATGGGCCGCCAGATTGCCGAGCGCGATGACACGCTGATGGTCCGCGAGGCGACGATCGGCCGGTTGCAGCGCGAGAATGCCAAGCTGCTGGAACGTATGGCCGTGGCTGACAACCAGACCAAGGCTGCGGTCACGAGCAGGGACGCCATTCGTGCGCGTCTCGATATCGTCGGCGCTGAACTCGATCACTGGCGCGCCAACGGCCAGCTTCGCGACCCCAAGACCG